CCATGTCGGCGTAACCTTTTGGACAGGTAGGAATCCACTCCCTTCTGCATGTAAACATTTAATGAAGGTTCAATCGCTATTGTACGATCGACAACAGCAGTCTTTGCGACTGTTGTTAGACGATTCCCGTCCACTATGTCATAAGTACACCCCTCTGTCACCAGAGCCTGTTTCCATGGCTCACAATGATTTAGGAAGAACTTGACGTATGGTACGGCTTCTCGTGTCACGGAGTGCGGTCCCTTAACCTTGTAATACAGGTTTCGGTGCGCTGGCTCCGTTGACGAAAAGGTAAATCCAGGGCCGAAGCCTGCGGATGCAGCTATTTTAAATAGCTGGATATGCCCAAGCGGACCAACGATATCTTCAATGATATCGCGAGTCCTTGAAACTATGTGTTGGATGTCGTCAGACAGCCAACCTAGTTCCTTAGAGTAGAACGAAAGGCGCTCGTTAGTTTCTCTACAAGTCACTTCTGACTCGAGAAATTTGGCGATCGCTGCATCCTTCCTACCCTGGGCAGTTGTGCCAGGTGAGTCCACGTTCTTTTTATAGAACGCGTTCAACTGGCGCCAAGCCGCAAGCTCTAGGAACCCGACCGATGCTGATTCTGCTTGGTCGAGTTTCAAATCGATGTAGGCCAGAGCATCTCCAAGTCGATCCGACGTTATAAGGAATATTATTTCCCGTCGGGCTTCTTCCGGAAGATGATGGCCAAGATCGATAAGACCTTGGATGATGATGTTATCAAGACGGGGACGATTCTTAAGATTCGTCCGATTTGGCTTTGCCACAATTGTCTCCTAGGTGACGTGAGATCACGTTTACGGTACTTTTTCATCACAGAATAAGTGAAGTCATCGAGCGAATGAATGTAGTATTCATTGCCACAACAACTATCACTAACCTCTGGGGATGTCAAGATCGTCAACGAAATCGGACGCTATTTCCGCATCGGAGAAAATCACTCCTTGCAGATCAACCATAGCTTTGATATCTGCCGCAGGATGCGACAGGTCCCAGCTAATGGTAGTGTCCACTACAGCTTTCGCAAGCATAGGATTACCGTCGCTATCCAAAAACGTTCGGATAGTACGGACCCTTACTTGCGGTTTGCTGAAGCTCCCGTTCACCGCTACCGGCTGCTTGCGATCGAAGATCACAAGATAGTTCTCTTGGACAGTATGTCCAGAGACAAGGTAGGTGGATTGATTGCGGTTCTCAGACCCATCGTAGGTCCAGGTTCCGGGTACAGTAAAGTCAGCCATTATAGGCTCCTTTTTGATGCATCCTTTTCAGATGCGGGTTTGTTTTTGAATTGTCTTCAACAGCCCAGTCCACCGCCCCCAAAAGATCCCTAAAAGATCTATGAATTTGAGGGTGTCAAGGTTGATGTCAACGCTTACAGAGAAGGAAGGTAATGCTTCTAACCGTTCATACGTTTTGTCTACGACGACCAGAGTGTCAGA